CATGAATGCGCTTATTAGTTCGGGATTCTCCTTCGCGTATCCTTCCCGTGTGTGGCGGTCTATAACTTTGATTGCCACCTTTAGGGAAAGCTCTGTCATGTCTAACGCTTTATATTTTTGCTGTGTTCTGTCTCTGCGCATTTTGGTCATTTGTCGCCCCTGATTCATGTTTTCGGTCGGCATGTTTGTTAAGTGATTTTGATGTATGCACATTTATTTTTACCCCCTCGTTTAAAAAGTTTTAGGTTGTGGTGCACCTCCTCTACCTCTCTACCTAATCATCTTTCAGGTCAGTAATGGCGCGGCTTTCAGATGGGTAGAGGGCTTTCGTGGCCCTCTACCCATCATCTACCCGCCCCTCACAAACAACCTTAATCATGGTGGAGGGGGTAGAGGGCTTTTATTTGCCTTCTACCAGCCCCTCTACCCACTTATCATATTGAATAATGTATATTTATTTTCTTTAGGTAGAAGAGGTAGAGGGCTTTTGTCTAAAATTATAAAAACGCGTCGCAATCCTCTGTTGTTGTCACATTGGTTTGCGTAAGTCCTTTAACCCTGCGCGTTATATATTCACATCCGTAAACTTTTGCCGCTGGCTTCATGGCCTTGCTGAAATCAGCCACGTTTAGCGGCTTGCTTCTTCCTGCGTATGCCATAAACGCCAGATAGACGCGGTAAAGGCTGTTTCTGGTCGTGTACTTCACGGAATCGCCACCGCCACCCATCATCAGGCCGCGCGCTTCCTCCAGAAAATTCAGGAACTGGCAAAACTCAATAACCGGATCCGTCTGTTGCTTTATTGCCAGTGCTTCATCACCGTCGCGCTGTTCCAGGAGTAAAGCCCGTGCCTTTTCAGGGTCGGCAAAGTTCGCCAGTAATCGGCGGATAATCACAGGGATTTCAGCCGCGACCTTCTCCGGCAAATCCTTGTCCTTTTCTGCCTCGCTAACGATATTGTCAAAGCGAAAAATAACCCGACGACGTGCCACGCCTCCGGCCCGTTCGGTGAATATCATCGGGTTGTTGTTGGTCGTCAGCACCACCGCCCTGATTACCGCCGTGAAACGCTTTTCATATTTCGGGTTAATTTCCACGGGGTCGCCGCCCGTGATTTTCTTGATGCCCGTTCCTTCGCCTGTATATTTCGGCTGGTCTGCCAGGACGATAAGACGACTCCCGACAACCTGCGCACGTCCACCAGCATCATCAAGCGATGTCATTTCAGCGCTTACCGTGTTCTGTTTCCCTGCCAGAAGGCTGGCTATGTGCGTGAATGTACTTTTACCGCTTCCGCCGTCTCCGGTGGCCTCAATAAACATCTGCCAGTCGTACCGGTTCGCCATAATCATGTACAGCGCGGCACATATACGCATCATCTTGCGCGGGTCTTTTCCGGCTGCGTGCTCAAGCCATTTATGAAAATTTGGCGCGTTATCGCGGATGTTCTCCCCTGGTGCTGGTGGCGTGTACTCAATACCGTTGTGCGTGGTGATCCAGTTCTCCGGCGTGTGCGGGGAAAATTCCCCCGTTTTCAGGTCAAGCGCACCATTGGCGAACGGCAACAAATCGCCGGACGGCTCGCCCATTGGTTCGGCAATAACTTTTAACGCTTCAACGGCGTTATTGATTACGCGCTTGCTGAAAGTGGCCCTGTGCTCTGAATAGATCGCCACCATTTCGCGGCTAAGTTCCATTGTGCTGACCGGACACCATAACCCGCCGCGCCATACGTGAACGATTTCACTTTCAGGATGTACGCAAACGCCATCAAAGCGATCGGAAAGCAGCTGAGCGCGTTCACTGTCCGCCATCTGCGAAAGTTGCGCCTTTTGCTTTACCGGAAGCTCAACGAACAGACCTTCAGAAAGATTCTGGCGCTCACGGGCCAGATATTCGCGCCAGTTCTCCACCTCCTGAACGTGCATTCCCTCAGGGTAAAAATTTGCATCCTGTACACCTGCCGCCGCCAGCTTCTGACCAATCGCCTTTATCATTACAGGTTCAAGATGTCCGGCCCTGAATATGCGTACTGATTTTCGGCCTTCCGGCACAATTTGCAGCTTATCCAGTTCGGATAACTGCTGATCCCCAAGCCACACAGGAGGCTCATTATCTCCGGCCATACGCGCGTCATGTTCCTGCCATTGTTTAGCGTGTGACCAGGCATCACTACCCGCAAAAATAATGACTTCTGTTTCTTTGTGTTTTATGCCGCGTGACTGCTGTTTTACGTTCGGTGCAAGTTTCATTTTTTACCCCTGAATACGTTCAACATCTTTCTTATTTCCTGAATATTGGCGCGTGCTTTCTCCCTGCTGGTGGGCACGTTACGCGGTACAGCCTGCACCAGAGAAAAATCACGGTCGAACTGATAAACAGGCATAACGCAATCATATTCGTAGCCTTCACGGCGGTAAGTTACGCGCCGTTCCTCCACGCCCTTAATCATTACCGTGCCGCCGTACTTATCGCGGTAAATATCCCCGCACATGAATTTAGTGCGAGTTTTTCCGCTGGCAGTTAAGCCAGGATATTTAAGTTTCATTATTTTTATTCTCCGGTGTGCTGTTCTTTATATCTGTCGTGCAATAGGTCTATTTCTTGCAGTTCCATTATTACAGGCTCAAGAAGCGTTATTAATGCCGTAACAATTCTTGATTTTTGTTTGTCGCATTCATTGTCGCCAAGTGTTTCATGCCATATGCGCAATATTTCCAACATATTTTCACTGTGAGAAAGTGCAAGAAATGCGCGGTATATTGTTTCGTGGTAAATATCACGCATATTAATCCCCGTCCGTCGTTTTTCTTAAAATAACCTCTGTCACGAAATCAGCATAATCGGCGGCGATATTCAGTACGTCTATTCCAGTTGATTTATATTCTTTCGTGCCAATTAAGAAAAAAGATGCTCTAATCAGTTTGGATATTGACGAAAGCGCATCACCCGCATCATCAGATACGCCGGAAAATTCATGTTTCAGGGAATTAAAACGATCATCACGCATAACCCCCCCCATTTTCACAATCAGCAATAAGAATATTTTTAGCGTCATTCATCGACCGCGTGGCGGTGTATCGGATACATTCCAGGGCGAACAATGTGTATTCTTCCCGTTCTTCCTTTTGTGCAAGCACTGCTGTGCATTCAATATCAATAAGTGCGTGCATCAGCGTAGTGAGCGCGGCGGCTGCTGCGTCCGGTGTGGTTTTATTCTGCAACATATCTTAACTCCACTGAACTTACGTATTTACACGGGTTTCCTTTTACCTGTCGCACACGGTAGGAATCGTTTTTAATCACTTCCGCTATTTGCCCAAACTTTTTTACCGCTGTACGGCGGCTCTTGTAGCGGTAAGTGTTTATCTCCCTTCTGCTCATTACCGCTTCATTGTGATATCTGGTTATCACTATCAGCACTTCAAACATGACGCACCCCCTGACGAATACGGGCGACAAAAATCAGATGTGCGCGCGGCAACTGGGCGCGGGCTTCGCGTTCAGTGGCTGCGGTAACGGTGTAAATATCAATGCTGCTGTGGTGGCACTGCATAAAGCGCCAGACAAAGTAAGGGCGTGCGGATACAGCCATGTGAAAGGCTCCCAATTTAATGTTAAGGGGTCTCACCACTACGCTGCTAAACGGGGTGGCGAGACGTAACAGGGTTAGCAGACTGGCAAATTGGGAAACCAGCGAGCGCAAAGGCTCCCCCGTTACGCCCCGCCATAATGCGGGTATGGGTAGGTTTACGGACACAAAAAAACCGCTTATCGGATATGGGCGGCTGTCCGCCAATTTATTCAGGCTGCTAAACCCGGTCGCCATGTGGGCGACGGGGGAAGCATACAGCCCCGTGATAATTTTTTGCAAGCGGTTTTTACGCATGATGTGACCCCTGACGAATACGAGCGGCAAATACAGCAACACAACCTGACGGGCAACGGCTACGCGCTTCGCGTTCCGTCCAGGCGGTTACGTGGATGATTTGAGATTCTCCGGCACTCAGGGCCAGAAAACGCCACACAAAGGCCGTTTGTGTGTGTACAAGGTGTGGTATATGATTTACGGCAACCATAACGGCTCCTAGTTTACGTTGTTGGTTAGAAGCCCCGTTACTGCTCCTACAGTGCGGGGCTTTGCTCTTTGTATTTCAACAATCCTTTTGGTGTGTTTCATGTTATGGACACATGAAACACACGTCAAGGCTTTTTGTATTTCTTTTTTTGTGTATACTGAAACACACCGATGATTAGGAGTTTCAGAAATGGCAACGGCTAACAAAAACGCAAAATCACAACTGACAACCGTCAGAGTCCCACTAGATGTTATGCAAGGGATGGAATCCGTTAAGCTGGACGGCGAAAGCAATGCCGGATTTATCGTAACCGCCATGCGCGGTGAAATCGCCCGCCGCCAGGCAGAAGGAAGCGGAGAAAATCCCCTTGTGTCTTCACTGGATGCTTTGGCTAAGGTCGAACAAATTGGCATCAAGGCAGCGGAGGATATCGGGCAGCTTGTCACCGTTGCACGCGAAGAACTCCAGCGTCGCAAGACCCAAGAATCAGAATAATCACTATCAGCGCCGTGGCGTGAGGTACTACGGCGCATTGCTTTACAGGCGCACACAATGACCAACGAAGAATCAACCGAAAAAACATCACCTGCACGAAAAAGACGACGCAGAAAGAAAGAGCATGAATCAGAACGATTCGCGCCGTGTTCTTTTGCCCTTGAGAAGTACCTTAAAGAATACTCATCAAAGGAGAGAGCTTCGCAGTTATGGCAACGCACTGAACCAGACTGATTGCATTGCACACCAGCCTGATAGCGGCTATCATCCCCGTGCTTATGTTTGGGATCACACACACAAACTGCGCAGCGGGTTATCTGTTCAGAAAGGCGGCTCCATTTCGGGGCCGCTTTTTTTATGCCTGAAAAACTCCAATTTTGTTGTTTTTCAGTTTCACCAGGGCGAACGAATCCCTGCCCACATTCGGGCGTATATTCAATCTTCATGGTTATAGCTCTGTGTTCAGATGATTGATGTGTGGCGGCTGCGTGCCGCCAGCGTGATTAATGAACTGCCTTGCAGCTATCCTTCCAGGCCAGAACCTCGGATAAAGACCAGCCAACGGAACGACCGCCAAGTTTACGACGTGATGGGAATTGTCCGGCCTTTTCCATGCGGTAGCGACACGTACGGCTAAGGCCGGTTAGTTTTTCGCATTCTTTTTCACGTATAAACCGATCAGTGCTTAACACTATTGCCCCCTTTCGTTTCTTAAAGAGTCATCAGGTGTCTTATTGTGTCGTATTGTTCCCGCTAGAGTGATGAATGGCAAATGTTGGTGGCGCATGGTTTACAGAAAGAGGAATAATCAGGATAAAATCATTTAAATTCATGTTAATACAAAGGCATAAAATCTCGTTTTATGCCTTTTTTCTCACGCTTTAAAGCGTGATTCGCTAATGTATAAAAAACCAGTAATATAATAAAAATCAGCAACTTATAAATCTGTATGCTTTTTCGCCTCTTGTTCGTGATTGTTCCACGTTGTTGCACATTGTTTCACGTTGTATCTGTTCGCATATCCAGTATGCGCATACTGAAAAAACCCGAAAAAAATTATTTTCTTCTGGCTACGGGTAGCGTGGTTACGTTTTCATGTGCTCCCGCCAGTATCCCTAACCGCTCCGTCCACATATCCAGCGCATCACGTTTCGCATCCAGATAACGGGAATGGTTATAGACTCGTTGCATCCCTGGCATCTGATGACCTGTAAGCTGCTCCACGACGTGAGGATCCGCGCCTAAATCGTTCAGCATCGTTGTAAAGGTGCGCCGGATGTCATGCAGTGACCATTGAGGGTGTTTTAGCCTCCTGTGCGCTAATCTGCCGTACTGCGATACGCTGGCCTCCTGTTTCACTTCCCCCAGCAATAAGCCCGTGTGCCTGTTCTGCTCCACCAGCTTCATGACAAACGGCAGGATCGCTTCCGGTATGGGCCGGAATATTGCGACCTTCGTTTTGCTGTGCTCCTTCGGAACGGTCCATAGCATTTCCGTAAAATCCCACTCCCCGATCTCCGATAACCTCAGTTCTACCGTTCTGGCACCGAAGACAATCAGGAGGCGGATTAACGCGACGTAGTAAGGGGAAAATATTTTTTTATCCAGTGCCTGCAATAACTCGCCAAGTTCTTTGGTGCTTAAGACAAGCTCGCTTATATCCGGTTTTTTCCCAACGTCCGCAACGTTCAGATCGTCCAGAACGTTGCTGATTGCATAGCGCCGCCTACGGCAGAACTTAAGCGCCTGTTTGCACGCCTGTAGCACGAATCCGGCAGTAACAGGCGTTCGCTTTGCCACCTGGTCAAAACAAGCCAGCCAGTGCCGTAGCTCGCATTTATCCAGCGGCATAGCACCAATGTGCTGTATTACGTGATTATTAAGTCGCCTTTTCAGGGCGATATAATCCACGCGGTTTTCCTTTACGTAAGACTCAAGCCAGTAGGTAAGCGCATCGCCAACCGTTACGGGCTTTAACGCTTCCTGTACGGTGTAATTCATCTCATGACGTGGATTTTTCCCCTCAGCCAGCCATGCGCGACACTGTGCGGCTTTTTCCCTGGCTGCTTTCAGGCTCAGATCAGGATAACTTCCCAGCTTAATGCGTTCGGGTCGTGTCTCCCTTCCCGTTCCGGCCCTGTATGTGAAATACCATGTTAATTTCCCTGATGTTAAATATTTCACGCTCAGGTTTCCGCCATCACTATAAAACGTGTTTTTCTCAGCTGGCTTACCATGAAGTTTCCTTAGCAATGTATCGCTCAGTTTGTTCAT